CTTCGGGTAGTCGCCAGCTAAAAAAATAGAGGGAATAAGCATGTAGAGCCTATGGCAGAGAACTTGCGGACGCGGGTTCAATCCCCGCCGCCTCCACCAATGATCCTTTCAAATTAAGGGCTTACCGGGTACGCTGACAGCGAATATGTCACTACCCGGTCTATATTTGGCTCCAGTGGTCAGCTTTTTCGTCAACATTTCAGTGACACCTCCCAATTTGTTGACGATGATTTTGTGCTAAATTCCTGCAAAGGCAAAGCAGAGGTTCAAATCCTCTCCGGGACACCATCCACGGCACCAACAAACTCAACGATCACAAGGCTTCTAAGCCTGTTTCGTCGTATTCCGAAATTCAAAATATGGTCTCAGACGGTCTCAGCTTGCCCCGTAGCTGCCCCATGCTTAAGGAGATGACATGCAAAACGACATGGTGATAGACGGCTACGATATCTCTACCTGGCTTTCCGCAGGAGTCGAGCCTTGCCCATACATAGCTGTGAATATGAGTGTCGCTCGAGAAAGATTGAAAGGTTACGAACTAACCACCGAAGAATAATTAGAGGTGCCAGCATTGATGGCTGGCTATTGCTGCATTGTAGAAGAAATCGGGCTAATTGGTTTTGGAGAGACTGAATTTGATGCGATTTCCGGTTTATTCGGCAAAGCCACGAAGACAGGTTTGCGACCACAACTAGAGGTAAAACCACTGTGAACAATGCGCGACTGGCTAGGCGATCAGGAGTGCAAACTATACCCAGCACGGGAAAATATCGCCCCACATTCGCCGCGCGCACTGGCATGGATTTTGGTCAGGGCGGCGCGACAGTGGTGGTTGCTGCTGATGATAAAGTTGACCGTTGAGTTGTTCGGAAATGCCGAACAACTGATTATATGCAAACTAAAGATTTGATTGACATGTGATACTATATTTAGTATCATTCAACTATGAGCAAAGCACAAAAATTGTTAGACAAAATGCGGAGCAACCCACAGGATGACTGGACACCTGCTAATGTTAAAACAATTTGTGATGCTTTTGGTTTAATCTTGCGGCAACGTGGTACTAGCCATGCTGTGTTAACAAACAAAGCCGGCAACCATTTAACGGTACCCATGCACAAGCCAATCAAGGCTATTTATATTAGGCGATTAGTGGAATTGGTGAACGAAAATGAAAATTGAAGATTACCCCATTACTGTGACCCCTCTTCAAGATGGGGATGGCGGCTACTTGGCATCAATCCCTGATTTGCCGGGTTGTATTGCTGATGGCGATACAGTAGAGCAAGCTGTTACAGAATTGCGTGATGCGTTTGAGGCGTGGTCTGCTGCTGAGATTGAGGATAAAGGCTCTATGCCCCCGCCAAAAAGCTACAGCGGTCAGTTCGTTGTACGTATGCCTAAGAGCTTACATCAACGCCTGGCGATACGTGCGCAAAATGAAGGTGTCAGTCTTAATCAATTATCTAACACAATGCTTGCCGAAGGCTTGCATAAAGTTAAGTAATTTAAAAGATAGAGATAGTAAAAATTATTATTGTTAATTGTGCTTACAGCGGCACTATTGTTTTAGATAATGTTTTGCAGTAATCCAAAAGGCGCCTCCAATGCCTATAGTCGCTGTAATAATTGACCAGCCCCAAACGTTGGACTTGATATTATCCCAATGCTTTATCTTACGATGACGCTCATCGATAAGGTCTTCGATGAACTGATGATGCTTTGCATGCTTAACTCCGTCCAGCCTGTCTCTCTCTTCTAACACATCATTTAAGACGCGTTTTAAAGTTTCTTCATCCTGCATTATCAGTTGCGCCTATTGAATTTACTGCTGCCAACGCTTCCGCGTGAAGTTCTTCGATTCGTTCTGCTGTCAATGTGCCTTGCTCACGTTCGACAGCCAGTCTCGAAAAACTAATATTGTTAGCTTGCGCCAAGCGGAAAGCGCCTTCTATTACTGCTAAAACAACTTGAGTTTGCATTATTGGATTGCCTCTCTGATCGATTTCGTTATTGCTATAGCGATATTGGCTTGCCGCGATGCGCCCTGTTTATCAGCAATGCAGTCAAGCGCGGTTGACGAAATACACAGCAGAGACTCGCCTATTTTCACGGATTGAAGCGCACTAACAAGCTTAGCTTTTATCGCTAGCGCTTGCGCATCATCGATGCCGCCGCTTAGCCTTTGCTGCTCGACCTGTTTTGCAACCTCGGTGATTTTTATATAAGCAAAAGCGATTGCTTCAGTTTCGTTTTCGATTCTGGCGTTAGGATTGGCGCAAGCAAATATAAAAATAAATGGAAACAAAATAGTTAACCACCTTAATTTTCTCACTGCTCTATCTTCTTATCTGATGTCAGTGCGCCAATCATGCCGATAACGGCAAGGCCAGCCGCAACAATAGTAGCGCTTTGCTCAGGTGATAAGGTGATACCGGTCGCAGCAATCAGTGCAACAATACCACGCCACGTCGAAGCCTCGCTTAATCTTTCTTTCAAAAATTCAAATATTTTCATAACAATAACCTCATTTATCTTTAAGAATTAACTGAATATGCGGCATATCAACAATGCTATGCCATAGTCCGCCCCATTCTATTTTTTCATCTAGTTTGCTGGCTACCTGAAAAAATGCACAGGCAACTTGCGCTAGGTGCTCTTTTTCCCACGACGGTTTTCCGTCAACCCAGGCATAAAAATCAAGAGCATTTCCGCTTTGATGATTGCTTAAATTTATCAGGCCATCGGCCTTGGTTTTCCCGTCATCAAACAATTGGCGCTGCTCTTGCGCTGTTCTAAAACCGCCCAGGTGTGGGATGCCAAAATCTATTTTGGTTATTTTCAGCGCTTCATGTGCGATCAAAAGAAGCGACACGTTGATGCCCTCCATGCGCTGGTTCGATCTTTGGCTGAATCTAAACACTGTTAAAAACCTCTGTAGCAAGGATTTTATCTTTATCTTCCAGCAAGACAACACCAATGTTAATCATAAAATCAACACCCGCGATTGTTTCCTCATCCGTAACGTCAATAAAGTTTGCGGCTATCATTTTGTCATAAATTATCTTTATATCAACGTCAACCATGGATTGCTTAACAATAGATATCTGTGCCTCTGGTGTGAATCGACTTAAAAAAACAAGGCTACTAAACCTAGTTATTACAACAGGAGGCGTTGGCTTAGGTTTTAAAGTCGCACTTTCTGGCACTACATCCCCTATATTTTCTATTTCTTTCGGTTCCTCGTCGTCTAAGTAATATTTAACCCCCCTGAAATCATCAGAGATTGACCAAGCCTCGCCATCAAATATAGCGACCTCATTTGATCCTGTTTTAGGTGGGGCAATAGTCGTTGAAAATGCAGGCATTATAAAGTCGCCCTCTCTTACAGGGTTCTCCATTGCTTGAGAAATCGACCCGTCACTATTTGTAAAATACTCGCCTGTGTCGCTGCTATAATTGTATATATTCATTTTTGCTTGTCCTCAATATGCTATGCAAGAAAGGAGCGCAATATTTCTCGGCCGCGTCTCGACGCCCCCAGCGCTGCCACTGATTCTGTTTGCTACAGTGTTAGAGCTGTTCCCTGCATCTGGCTGAGCCCCCGCTGCAACGGGCGAGGCAAGTGGCCCACCGTTATAAAAGTGGAAATGCGAACGTATCAAGTCGGGCTGGAATGACCCAAAAGATCTTGCGTTATCAGGGAATGTCCCGCCAGACCACCCACGTATAAATTCCCCCCTCAAATTGGGCAAAGCAAAAGATACGGCCCCTACGCCAGTGCCAAATCTCGTCCCTATTGCAGCAAAAAGATCAGGGAAGTCAGCTCGCAATACAACTGCTCCGTTTGCCTGAAGGAAAAATGGGGGCGGCGTCTCGGATGCAAAATAAATAACTGACCCTGGAGGCAGACGGCGGACAGGCGCGGCGGGCGGGTCAATCCATTGTGGCGCTGAGTTCTGCCCAGTGTAAGAGAGAAGCTGCCCTACCTGGCCATCTGGTAGTGGACGAACAATCTCATTGTTCACTCCTGTGACCAGCCTGTTTAGCTGTGCATCAGGGTCGGGGTTGCTCCCCTCAAATCTTACACCTGGGTCGTTGACGTCTACAGCAACTTGCCAGGCAAAAGGGTTCGATAATGGATTTTGATTGGTCGTCTCCTCTAATGCTATATATAGCACCCCATTCGATGCTTTGGCATAAGCATTTACTGGATACGTAGTGATCTCGTCCCACTCGTTAATTCCCTGCTCATTGTTATAAGCCGTGGCAGTGGTAAAACCCTGCTGGAGAGAGTTAAAATGCTGAAACGAAGGAATCTCTGCTTCCCATCCATCGCTAAAGCTGCCTGGCGTAGTAACATCAGGGTCAATAACATTAGATGGGATTGCACCCTCTGCCCATATCCTTGTTAAGTCTGGTTTAATTATTGCCATTTATATTCCTACTTTAAAGTCCGTTAAATTAGTTAACTAACGTGAATTGTACGCCCGCTGGCTTGAGAAATAAATTATTACGTATTAATATCTGTTGGTTTGCATTAAGCGTAATATCTAGACTTACCTCATACGATGCCTCATTGCCCTCAGTGAGCGTCACCAAAACATCACCAAAAACAAATCGTATTTGAGCGATTATGTCTTCTGGGGTAGCGTTAGAAATGTTGCGTATTATTCGCGCCAGAATAAATGACCTGTAATCATCGTCATTTAACCTAGTTAATCCGGTGGTTGGCTCGCCGACAGACCTAAACCGCCCCCCAACCACCGGATTGTTTATATCGCCAAAAGATCTAGATACTGGATTTCCGGCAAATCCGAAAAAGCTAAATGCGCCGGCATCTACCAGTGTCCGACTTTGCCCAACGATTATCCCAATAACATCAAGCTGCGCATTGGTTGCAGTGTCAAGCGTGCGTAGAGATAACACATCACACAGCTCTGATTCAATGACATCCGACTCGCTAATGATCGAGCGAATGTATCCTATTAAATTTGACGACTCGCTGAACTGCGTGACCAGGCGGCTTATCGCAAGCTGTGCATGATCAATCTTGTCAGTCATTACACTTGCACAATGTCAATATTAGCCAAGCTAAACTGAGAGATTGACCGCGTGGAAATAATAAAATCAGCGTCTAGCAATGTGGCTGATGTGCCGCCGATTAAAATGCTCTGTACATTGTGCCCGTTAACCCGGTTAGCCGGGGTGAATAGTCGACTAACAATAATGTCATCGCCCAACCCAAAGCGCTGATCTGGCAACACCAATCCATTAGCATAATCGATAATTAGCTGCCTGATTTGATCGTCTCCGCCCGCTGGGTAGACATTAGTATCAATCTGTGTCGTCACTCTAACAAAAACAGGCACAATATCAGGGCGATCAAACGATATGGCATGGCTGATTCCCTGACTGTCTAATACCGTTGTTGGTGTCGCGCCAAACGACAAAATGCCCACCGGCTTATTGAGCCAGATGGCATCGCCAATGTCCTGGTCTGCGCCTCCGGTTACGACCACATTGAAAGAATGTGGCGGCAAGCCTTCGCTGTTTGTTGTGTCTGTGTCATTTTCGAGCACCAAAACATTAGTCACCCCCTCAACGCTTGCTACCTCGGCAAATATCGAATCAAGTATGTTCTGCGCTCCCCGCGCTACAGATTGAGCGCGACGAATTCTAAGCTCAACGTCTGTTTCGACATCGCGGCCGGTGATGCCAGCGTTAATATTTGTTACTGCATTCCAGCCGTTGATCGGCGTGTCAATGATATTAACGCTTTCAGCTAAAACAATAATTGGCCCTGTGTTGACAACATCAGCATTAACAGTGGCGCTACCACCAGGCGTTATGATTGCATCAGCTAATGTTCTCATCTGTACGCCGGTTGACTGAGAGCTAACAATTGAGCCTTGTGGTATTAACGTGCCGCCAGCACCCGTTAGCGTTAGCTCAACACGTGTCGCAGTTTCGCCAAGCCTGGTGATGCCGTTTAACGTGACCAGCGATGATAGCGTTTCGCCGGTTGCCGAAGATGGGTCAAAAGCGTTATAACTAAACTCGATCAACTCCCACAAATTGGCGTATGACTCAGCCAACAGCCCGTTGATCTGGCCTTCCGGCGACTCCGGAGAGACGTTAATATTGCTACCAAAAACTTGCTGTAGCTGAGCATTAAGATCCTCAAGAATATCAGGTAGGCGCTTGCGCTCAAAGCCTGTTGGTAATACGCCAAATGTCATGTTATGACCGTCGTTGGGTTGCTAATATTAATTAGTATGGTTTGGTTGTTAATGTCGCCAAACTCTGTTGACGCAGAAAAAGCCACATCAAGCGCTCGTGTTGTCTCGTTATATGCCATATTAAATTCCGTTAATGTTTCAACGCCTGGGGTTTGTAATATCTGCACTTTTAATATTGATTCGATATCGGCAAGGTCGGCTGGCTTAACAAAGATTCGCTCAAAATAGGGTACGCCTGCCTGGATATCTAAAAACCACTCATTAGTGTAAAAAAGCAATCGAGTACGCACATGCTGTACGACTTGCGCCGCATCTGACACGGTTAAAAAGCTTCCGTTTTGCAATATCAAATCGTTGTTTTCTCCGAGCGCTCTGCTAATCACTGCGGCCCACCTGATGTTCCCGCGCCAGGGTCAACTCCGCCGTGTCTGTGTGTTGCCATTTCTAATCCTTGTACAGTCAAGCTATTGCTAGCAACAACGGCCGGGGCTGTCGTGGTGCCGCTCACGTTTAACCTGCCGTTAATAGTAGTGTCCCCGTTTAGCGTGATTGACGGCGCATTGACAGTAACGCTAGCGCCGCTGGTGATGGTGATCTGTCCGGTCGCATCAATATCAATGGTTGCGTCGGCCAGCGTGACAACAGCATTGCTGCTATCACTGCGTAGCTGGGCGTTTGCCGCGTCATAGTTGGGGACAACGTTAGGCAGTGACGATAGCCCAACATGAGCTGCCGCATCAGATAGTGCATGAAAACGACGCGCTAGAGGGTCATTAATGCCGCCATTTGTATGCCAATTATCAATGGAGCGCTCACAAAAAACAATCAGGCACTCATCATCAACAGCGACCGGAAACGTCAACGAAAAACCACCCCCGCGAGGGTAAATTATTGGCACATTAATCAGCACCGGCAAATCAGTCGGGCTTAAAATTTGAATCGTCTCGTCGCGCGTTATGAATACCCGGCGAATAGCAGGTTGCACCGTTGCCGTTTGCGTCGAGGCATTAAACGAGACGATGATTCCGGGCATCGACGTATGTAAGTCTTTTATTCGATTTTCTATGCCATCACGAATAACTGTACTTAGCGTTGCTAGCGATGGTGTCTGGTCGGCCATTATTATGCCTGCTGCTGGTTTTGATTACGCTGAGGCGTCAAGCCACGCACATTAGCAACCCAGTAACCCTGCCTGCTGTTGCCGACAAACTTAACTTCTTGCACTTTGTAGATTCCAGCAGCTTCTGATCTGCGGCGAGTGCGCAGGAATAAATTTCCCTGGGCCGAGTCTTGCGTAGTGGACTCGATGGTGAAAGCTCGGTTAGGCAATAAACGATGATTAAGTAATACGCGCACATCAACGCCGACCTCGGTTAGCACAGGCACATTAAGCAATCCGGTATCCGCCGTTATCAGCACGGACTCATCGCCAGCAAGGAAAGCGTTTACCGGAGAGATGATAACCTCCTCGTCTTGTATGCTCCAGTTAAAACCTAGCTCACGCGCCAGCTCATCCATAATCATTGATGTCTTTCCCGACAAGGTTTGCCCGCGCAAGCGGCTTGCCGTATCTGGCACGCCCTCAACGGGGCCAACGGTTAGATTTGCAAAAGTAGCTAGCAGCGTATCAATAACTTCTCTAGTAGTAATCGACGCGCTAAACGTTGTGTTGATAGTGGCATTATCCCAGTCTCTTTGACCGTCACCGGCATAGATTAGCGATATTCTGTCCGGCCCCGCTTTGTAGTGATAGACGTTTCTAATTTCGCCCACGAACAGTAGGTTCGTGTCGCCCTCATAGCCAGCGTTTAATAAAATTCGCGTGCCATTTCGTTGCAGCGCTGCGCGGGTGTCGATGTTAGCATTGTAAATTATTATTTTTGCTAGATTAGGATAGCTAATCAGGCTTTTAGTGATCTCAAAATTAATGCGTAAGTCTGTTATGCGTCGGGTGTCGCCATCGACCGGCTGAATGATTAGCTCATAGCGCCTTATAAATTGCCTAGGCACTTATGCCATCCAGCTCGTCATCGGTCAATATTGTAATCACAACATCGCTGGCAAAGTTATCAAATGTCGCATCTTGATTTTCGTCGTTAACGTTTATAGCAAACATATTACTTATGCCAATATCAACATGGCCTAACAAATTAACGCCGCCAACAAGCACAACCCCGTTAATGATAGCTTCGTTCTGCGTAGTGTTTATGCTGAGAGACCAGGTTCCAGCGCGCGAATTATAAATGATTCTAAACAAATATCTGATGCCATCAATTATCGTCGATAACCGCTGTTCGGGTGATGATGTCACGGGCAAAATAATCATCTCAAAACCCCAAGGACTCTAGTAACAAGTCTTAATAATGATGCATTTTGGGGTTGGGATGGCGCGACCGACTCTTGCCTGCCAAGCTCTTCTGTTGGGCTTGCTAGCGGCCTTGATAATAATGCCACCTGTTCATCGTTTAATGATGTCGTCATCGACTCGGTGATCAATATCTCATCAAGTACAACGCGCATTAACGCAATGCGTGATGTGTCTTTATCTTGATCAATCGACAACGCCGTGATGATCATGTTTTCATATCTCACAAGCCCTGTCTGTACGGCAATAATTACATGGTCACGCTGCAATTGTAATATTGCCTCATATGCAACTTGGCTACGCGTGAGGTTTTCGTTTGTCGATGAGCCAAATAAACCAGTGACAGAGTCTCTAAGCTGCGAAAAGGCAGCCCCACCAAGTGGGTTGTCGCTGACTTGAGCAACAATGTGTAAGCGCCTCGGCTCCACGATTGCATGGTCGTTTATTTCTGGGCCTGACTCGACAGGGTTTTTTGTTATCGTAGTTGTGTTGCTATGTGCCTCGATAAGCCTCGCGTCTAATTGTATGCCGCCCAACATGCTTCTGCTGCGTATAAATAAATTCTCAAACATTTATTGATCGACCGTCGTGATTAAATCTTGTGCTGTCTGCTGTAACTGGTTAGAGGTTTCCAAAGCAATTTGCTCGGCTGTGTCTGAGCCACCATAGATGTTTATATTTACCTTTTCAATGACAGCCTTCTCCTGGCCTCCGGTAATGGCAGGCACTTTGCTGTCTTCACCGCCACCAAAACCAGTAAAGAATGAGGCTGTCCTATCAAACCCATCACTAAAAAACCTGCCAACAGACGCCAGATCATCATCTATACCTATCGCCTTATTTACTCTTAAAGCGATAGAGCTGGCCGCAGGGATTAAATCATTCACCACCGCCTTCATCACCATGGGGATTTCTTTTAGTGTTTCAATAAATCCTTCAAGAGTGAATTCGGTTATCAGCTCTATA